CAACAGATGGCAAGCGGGTTCTTGTACACCGACAACGGCCCCATCTGGCTGTCGCCGCACAAGTTTGACCGGCTGGAGGACTTGCTGGCCGAGAACCAGCGGGCCAACACGATTGTCGTGTACCAGTACAAGGAAGAACTGGCCGAACTCCAGCGCCGGCTCCCACGCGCGCAGACGCTGGATGATGCAGGCGTCATTGAGCGCTGGAACGCCGGCCAGGTCGAGTTGCTGCTGGTGCATCCGAAGTCAGCGGGACACGGCCTGAACCTACAGCACGGCGGGCACCACATTGTGTTCCTGTCGCTGCCGTGGTCGCTGGAACTCTACGAGCAGACCATCGGGCGGCTGCACCGCAGCGGCCAGAAGAATGCGGTCTGGTGCTACGTCATGCTGACGCACAAGACGGTTGACGAGAAGATTTGGGGCGCGCTACACGACAAGCGCACATTGTCGGACATTGCATTGGAGGCTTTGAAATGAGACGGATTGATTTATGGAAGGCGCAGCTAAAGGCGGCGCTGGCTGAGATGAAGATACGGCAGAGGGAGGCAAACGCGGCAACGCGCACTGTCGCCAGGTTGGACAAAATAATTATTAAGCTAGAAAGGAAGATTTATGACTACATGGCGAAGTCTTAACGCAGAACTGCGGACACTGACCGAGGCGCAAGTGCTGGAGATGCTGATGGAGGAGCGCAAGAACCAGCGCCGCGTGTCGGTCTTGGAGCGCCTGCACCAACGCTACAACACGCTGCGGGTCAGCCGCGAACGGATCGAACTACTACAGGAGGCGAAACATGTTTAAGTACATCTGGACAGAGTTGCGGTTGATGATGAAGACCGTCACGCCGGCTCAGGCCGTGGCGCATGAGTTGATGCACGCCGAGCACGAACTGCTGCAAGCCGAGAGCGCTGTCGAATACGCGACTTCGCTGGTGACCTACAACAAGAATCGGGTCAAGCGCCTGAAGGCGTATCTTTCGCCACCAGAACCAAAGGAGCCAGCATGATGGACAAGGGCTGCGACACAGGCAGGGCTGTTTGCCCTCACAAACCTAAGTGCATGTGGAACTGCCACTTTACGGCAGGGTTGAAGGGCGAGCCGCGCTTTGAGAATACTGTAATTACACAACCGGAGTTAACCCGCAAGATCGCGCCGTGGCCCGTAATACCAGACGACATCGAACCCGTGCCTCAGTCTTGGCAAGTGATCGGCAGCGTCTTGGTCGGCGCTGCGTTGGTGGTGCTAATGGTGATCTGCTTGGGGCTGTTCTTTACTGGCCTTTGGGTTTGGAGTTTACTGATATGAAAACAATCATTGAGATGGCGGGGAAAGCATTTGAGACGCCGGGTGTTGAGCCAGCGTTCCGCAACGGTTTCTGGACGGTGACTTCGGAAGAGCTTGAACGCTTTGCCGCCCTTGTCCGTGCTGATGAGCGTGAGGCGTGTGCATTGATTGGCGACAGCATGGACTCGTTGCAAGACGGTGCAATTGGCAGAGCCATCCGAGCAAGGGGACAAGCATGACCAAAGACGAAGTACTGAAGCTGGCGCTGGAGGCGCTGGAAGAAGCTCGAACAAATGATGATAGTTGCGAAAAATGGGATAGAAATAAAGAAGCCATCACCGCCATCAAAGAAGCCATGCACATTGCATCCATCATTGCATGCCGAGACGCGTTAGACGCGCAACCAGTGCCGCACATGAGCAAACTTACGCGGGATCAAGCCGCAATCATTGGCCTCTACACGGGCGTCTCAGCGGGGCCTTTTGAGGACGTACAAAAACTTGCTGAAGACTTGCTTGAGCGGCCAGTGTTCACGCATGAACTCGCAAATCAAAAGTTGTGCGAGAAGCTTAAAGAGCTTGTTAAACCTCAATTCATTCAGATTTGCGCGGAGAAGAACACATGAGTTACATCATCGCATCACTGCCGCCCATCAAATGCTTTGTCAAGCGCGAGTTCTTGTACAACTTCACCCAGGGCCACGGCGAACTAGAACCGGCTATCTGGGTCAGTCTTAAAGCCTTACGCGGCCAGGTGTTCCGCATTGAGTCGCTGCTGCCAGCGTATGGAGCGCTGTACGACAAGCTGCCCATCCATGCGTATGTGTGGCACCCAGAGGCTGGAGATTTGCCCATCGACACCTTGCAATTGTGGGACTGCATGGGCTACCGGTTCACCATTCTGGAAAAGATTGGATTGCGTAACTTGGGTGTCAAGTTTTTGGGCAAGGACAAGCAGTGGCACTTTGGGCGCTATCTGTTTACGGTGGACTTCTGCGCTGATGAGATGGCGCTGGACACGGGCTTTACCGAACAGGCTGAAGAACACAAGTCGTTCAATTGGATCATGTTGGATAACGGACAGTTTGCTTGCCAGCCCAACAACAGGTGTCTTTGGTATGACCAGAGCCTGATCCCCGCCGAGACAAAGTTCCCTGACTTCCAAGCGTCCAGGTTTTTCTACACCGTTGACGGCACGCGCAAGTGGAGCGCTGGCGATGACTGGTTCTACGATATTCAGGAGAAGAACACTTGAAGTGCCCAACTTGCAACACATGGACAACTGTCAGCGAGACTAGAAACAAGGAAGGCTATACACTACGCCGCCGAGAGTGCGGCAACGGCCATAAATTCATAACGGAAGAACATGTCAAACTTCAAAACTTGGACTCAAGAAAACCTAGCACAGTTCGCGCAAGCGGCAAGCGACAAGATGGTTGAGCAAGACGACCGGATTCAACAGCTTCAACGCGACCTCAAGGACGCCATTGCAGCGTACCGAGCGCTTATGCGAAAGGGCGAGTGCCCGCCCTGTCAATGATCAGCGCCTGACGGCGAGGGTAGGGGCTGATGCTGATGTGCGTCCAAGCGTCAAACTCACGGATGATCTGGTCAAACTGCAAGTCAGACGCAATGATGGCGCGCACAACTTGATCTGGCGTCATGCCTGGCACCTTGAAGTCAGCCGCATAGCCCAGACGGTGCTGGCTGGTGTCCTTGCTGCCTACGCTGTCATTCACGGCCTTACTGCGAAATGCTGAGTTGATCATAATCGGCTTGCCGTCCAGCGTGGTCTTGACTTGCTCCAAGAACTCAGCCAGCTTTTGCAAGTTGGCGAGTTCTTTTTCGTTTGGCGTGTTGTCGAACTGGCGGTGGCTGGTGGCGGTCAGTTCCGCAAGGGTGAAGTGTGGTGTCATTTTACTGGCCCTGCCTTAGAAAGAAGGTCTGTCTTGGCTTGTGAGCCAGCGCTTGATCCAAAATAGTAAGCGATGATGCCTGTCCAAGCTGTACCAAGCGACCCCAACATCATCAAGATAGCAGGGTTGGCGCTGTCCACTTTGCCAATAAACATCATCACCATGATGCCAAAAAAGCCCACTGTAACCGTGGCGGCAAGGATCGGAGGCATTAGGCTGCGGGTGGTGGCCTGCATCTCCCGCGCCGACTTCCTGTCCTCAACTTCTAGCTTCTCAAAGTTGAGGCCAAGTTCTTGCGCCTGTTTCTGCAATTCGATCTCGGCAATCTTGACCTGAGCAATCTGCTCTGCTGACAGCTTGTTGTTGGAGATCAGGTCGCCCACCTTGTCGGGGTCAACCCCGATGGCCTTGGAGATAGCCGAGACAGCCATCCCCGCCAGTGGACCGCCCATTGCCGTGGCAATTGTGGGCGCGATTTGTTTTAACCAATCCATTATTGTTTACTCCTTGATAACATGGTTGCTGCGATTTGAAGCATGGCGCGGGTGCTGTCCATGTCCTCCGGCTGGGTAGCCCAGCCGACTGTGATCTGGCCGACAAAGCGCCCAGGCTCCGGCGGGACGCTGATGCGGCAAGTGTAGGCTACGCCCTTGGCGATGTACCACAGGCCCATCTCCGACTGCGCCGATTTGTATTCGCTGCATGGAATCTCGTTTGCCATCAGCTTCACTACATCACTGTTGTTAGCTGCGTTCTGGGTAAACAGCCCTACGTCAAGCCCATCGTTTGTTTTGTCCCTGCCGTTTTTGCCATAGGCGCGGTACAGAACCCGAGTGCCGAACATGCTGTTGACCTTGAAGACCGCCACCACCAGCGCGCCGGACTGCTTGAACAGGTGAGCGGCCGCGTCTTCTACGCGGTCTTCAGCGATGCTTGGTATCTTCTTGGACTCCTTGTAGGCGCCGATCAGAAGTTCTTGGTTTGTGTATACAAAATAGCCGGCGAAGGTCAGCACGGCCATCAGCACCATCGCAAAGAGACGGAACGGGCTGCTGACATACGCCAGCACCTTGTCAACCAGGCTAAGTTGCTCGGCGCTCATCTTTGCTGCTCAAGAATGCCAATAGTGAAATACAAGATCACCCCGACCAAGCTGAAGAAGATGACCGCCAGCAAGGCCAACTCAACAACCTCATCCATCTCTTGCTTGCTCTTGGCCGCAGCTTCTTTTTCTCTGCGAGCGTCATGGGCAGACTCCACATCCATCGCTGCTGCTCTGGACTTGATGCGGTTCCAGACATCTATTTTCCCGGCCTGCATGAACAGCAGTTGCAACTCGTCCTCAAAGCGCTTGGCCTGATCCAGCGCCATCTCGATCTGGATAGCAGTGCCCATTGAGGACTTGGACTTCTTGGCCTGAACAGCCGCCTTGGTGGCCGTGGACTTCGCATCAAAGTACTTGCCCAGAACAGGGCCAAGCGAGGACACATCGTCAACAGTCTTGCTGACCTTCTTGATCAGCGCAACCGCTGCCTGTATACCTGCTAGAGCGCTTATGGGGTCAATCACTTTCGGCCTCCGCTACTTTCTTCGGTTCAGGCTTGTTTTTTTCCCGCCATTTCAAGCACCAGACATCTTTGCGGTCTGAAGACCAACTCCACCTCACGCACTCAAATACGGGCGCAGGAGCTTGCGCCACTGGGGGTGAAGGGGGTAGGGAGTCCATAAAATCATGGCGTTTGTTAGCCTGTAGTCGTTGGCTGAACTGGTTCTGGCGGGGCAACATATTCACCAATTGCGCCATAAGCACCAGCAACAATATCTGCAAAGATAGCGCGGCCATGCGCCTCAACATCGTTTTGGTCAGCAGTAAATGGCAAGATTTCAGAGCCAAATTGTGATGTTGTAATCAGGCAATCAATTGTAGTGTGCGCCGCGTTTGACCAAACTGGGCTTGTTAGAGATGTAAGAGTTGCTTGCATAATAAACCTTTAAGATATGCGGAGACACACAGTCATATATTTCCCTGTGTAACTACCTGTTTGGCGCAGCCCTTGGCCCATAAGACGCCAAGTGCCGCCCGGACTTCCTGAATAAGAAAAACCTTTGTTGCCATCCGCATCGGCCGTAATACAACCATACCCTAGAGAAGACCCCGCAATCGTAGCCCCCGGCGCAAGGCTGGTATTGCTATTTACTAGGTCTACAAAAAATCCGTATGTGCCAACCGCCCCCAAGGAAGCCCCTGCCGTAGCACTAAGCACGTTGGTTGTAGTTACTAAAGCCGCAGCAGTTGCCGCAGTCGTTTGGCTTGTGGAATCCCCGAAGGTAATCCCTGCTGACGTAAGTACTGACATCTATATCTCCTTTAAGGTGTGCCGCCAGCTTCAATATCGCTGATTGCCGTAATAACGCCCGCCGAACTCATCGACGCAATTGTTGTTGCGCCGTACTTAAACAGCAACTGCGCGCCAACTTCTTCGACTGTCCAGTTTGTTGTAACCAACTTAGTTGCGTTGGTTGCGTTGGTGGCGTTCGTGGCGTTCGTGGCGTTTGTTGC